GACTAGTTAAAATAGTTACAGATCCAGGTGGAGGTTTAGGTATTAAAGAATTCATTAGCACACCTGCAACTGAAGATAGAGTTTCAGATGTGTTTTTTAGACCAAACTATTAATAAAGAAATATGAAAACAACACCAGAAGGCATTTACGCAATTAATTCATCAGAATTTAACGCAATCGAATTACCAATCATACATGAAGTACGTGGAAAAGACTACATGTCTTATGGTGGTAAAAACTTATTCCCACAAAAACTAATAGAATTGTATGACACTAGCGCAATGCATCATACTTGTGTTGATAGTATTACAGCTGGTATCATTGGTGCTGGTATTGAAATCATCGGAACAGAGTATATCAACCCTGATGGAGAAACAATTGATGAAATATTTGAAAAGATTTCGCTCGATTATACGTTATATCAAGGATTTGCTATCAATGTAATATGGAACAAAGAACAGACTAAAATAGCTGAGATGTATCATCTTCCTTTTGCTAATGTAAGATCAGGCAAGCCAGACGAAGAAGATAAAGTAAACGAATATATGTTTTCAAGTGATTGGACTAATCTAAGAAAATATCCTTACGATACTTATAGAGCATTTGATGCTACAGATAATAAAGGCGATAATGCGTCACAAGTTTATTACTGTTATGGTTATACACCTGGTAACGAGGTATACCCTCTGCCTGGTTACGTAGCAGCACTAAATGATATTTCATTAGATGCACAAGTTAGTAGATTCCACAGTAACAATATAGCAAACGGTCTAGCACCTAGCATGTTTATTTCAATGCGAAATGGAGTGCCAACGCCAGAAGAAAGAAGAGATGTCTATAGAGAAATAGAAAAGACGTTTACAGGAACAGAAAACGCAGGTAGATTCTTTCTATCTTTTTCTGAACCCGGCAAAGAGATGTCCGTGACTCCTATTAAATCTGAGAACGATGATTACTACTTAACACTAGAAACAAGAATATCTAGTAGAATATTAACAGCACATAGAATTACAAGTCCACTTCTATTAGGTCTACATGACGGTCAAGCTGGATTCTCTAGTAACTCAGAAGAAATAAAAGTAGCTTACGCACATTTCGAAGGCACAGTAATTACACCAAAAAGAAAGAAGATCTTATCTAATTTTGGTTACATGTTAAAATTAATGGGTTACAATATTGGACTTAAAGTTGCACCTAATCAATTAGTACCTGATGCAGAAGTAGCAGATACTGAACCACAATCAAACATAGAATCACTATAATATGGAAAACGTACTTTTAGTTTCTGAGCAAAGAATGAAGCAATGGACGAGTTTAGATAACAATATTCGTATTGATGTTTTAACTCCATCTATAATTTCTGCACAGGACATATACATACAAGACACACTAGGAACACCTTTTTACAAAAGACTAAAGGAAGGAGTTATAGCAAATGACTTAACAACAAACGAGTCAACCTTCTTAAAGGATTATATAGGACCATGTTTGATTCAGTATTCGTTATATCTTCTACTTCCTAGCCTTAAGTATAAAATGGTTGAAGCTGGTATAGTTAACGGTACAAGTGAAGAGACTCAGTCGACTACCCTAGATGAATTACAATATCTAAGAGAAAGTGCGATGGACACCGCTATGTTCTATAATCAGAGAATGTTAGATTTCCTTAAGGATAATCCTAACATGTTTACATTGTATGCTAATCCCACAGCAAACGATGGCATGTCACCTAACAAGGATACACCATATTTTAGTGGGCTGCAAACTCAAATACCTATACAAAGAAATGATCTATACATCTACGCAGATTGCGGGCTCGATTGTTCACCCGACTGTAGCAGCTGCAACTAAAAGTACAGCTACTAATATAAAGAAATTAAAAATATATTTACGCGCAAGCAGTAAATTAAAAAAGTAATATGGATATAAATAACGTAATAAAAGATTATGTACAATGTGTAACTAGCAATGCTGTTACTCTACCTAATGGTGGAACTTGGATAAGCGCATTATGTATTTACTATAATATAACAGAACCTGTAAATGGAAGTTGGATTCAAGCCTACTGTATATTTAAAGGTATAACAACACCAGTAAATGGTAGTTGGACTATTGCTTTGGCAAACTCTTTAGGTCTTACAGAACCTGAAAATGGATCGTGGTGGTACGCTATCGCAAACGAAGCGTGTAACGGTTCATCTCCAGTAGTTCCATTTGTATGGAATACAAATACAAACCTATGGAATGCTGAAATCAGAACATGGTCACTAACATAAAAACAAATACAAACAAAAATTAAATTATGGCAACATTAACAGGACAACAAATAGATCAAAGTTATCTAGGTCTATTAAAAACCAATGACAACGCAGCCATTGGTGCAACACCTAAAGCTATCCAAGATGGTGCAGGTGGAGCTACAAATATTGAAATAGGTACAACTGCTACTAACTTTGTTAGTGGTACTGTAGACTTTAGTGGTAGTACAGTAAGCGGTTTACCAGCTGGATCAGCAGGTTTAGAATCAGGTACAGGTACTGACTCAATGCAGTCAGCGGCTTCATTAACAACTACCGCAGCTAACGCAAGCGCTACAAACGCTATCGCAATGGGCGAATCAGTTAATTCAGCAGGAGACGATAGTACTGCAATTGGATCTAACATTACTTCTACAAATCAAACAAAAAACTCTGTTATCATAGGTACTGACTTAGATGCTAGTAGTGCAGGTTCAGACGGTACTGTTGTTATTGGTCATGGTAGCAAAACAGTTCAAGGTAGAACAGTAGCTATTGGTTTTGATGTAGATATTACATCAGGCCAAGGACAAGCTATCGGTAATGATATTGACATGGCCGGAGCAGATAGATCTACAGCAATTGGTTCTGGGATTAACATTGATTCTACCGGTTCAGATAAAATTGCTATTGGTACTACAATGTCATTAACAGCAGACAGAGCAATCGGTGTAGGTAGAGACGTAACAGTTAGCGGTGATAGAGCTGTCTCAATTGGAGATGGATCAACTGCTACTGCATCAGGTAGTGTTGCATTAGGTAAAAATGTAACAGCTGCAACAGTAGATACAGTTTCAGTAAAAGCACTAGAAACACAAACAGATGGTGGTGTATCAATTAAAGGTGATGGAACTAACGCAGGTAAATTAAAGTTATTCTGTGAAGATGCAGGAGGAGCACATAACATAACATTAGAAGGACCAGCACATGCTGGTGGAGCAACATACGGAATTAAGTTTCCTAATGTACAATCAGCTGGTTCACAGATACTAGAAGCTGATAGCTCAGGTAATTTAGCATGGATTAATACACCATCAGGTGGTGGAGGAGCTGCTGGCCTAGTTAATGGAACTGGAACAAGCAGTTTAATAAACGCTGCAGCATTAACTGCTAGCCCAGCAGTTGCGCCAACTACAGGTTCTATTGCTTTAGGTGATGCAGCTACAATTGAAGCAAATGCTTCAAGACCTACATGGACTGCTTTAGGACATATTGCTATTGGTAAAGGATCACTTGTTGAAGAAGATAGTTTTACAGATGCTTACAATAATGCTTGTATTGCTATAGGTGACGGTGCTAAAGCAAATCCATCTTATGATGGAGGAACTATTGCTATTGGCGATGACGCACATGGTGAAAAAATGCACGCTGTTGCTATTGGAGCAAATACATCAGCAGATCAATTTGCTATTGCAATGGGACAAGCCGCTACAGCTTCAGGTGGAATATCTATATCAATAGGTAGAAACTCAGACGCAACTAGTACGAATGGAATAGCATTTGGAGAACAAGCACTTGCATCCGCAACCGATGCTGTCGCAATAGGTAAACAAGTAACAGCTGCAACTGCAAATACAGTTTCAGTTAAAGCCTTAGAAACACAAACAGATTCAACACCAACTGCAGGTGGTATTATTATGTCAGATGCAGGTGGAACAGACAGAAGATTAAACATTAATGCTTCGGGTGGTTTACAAATAGATTCATCTCCGGTTGGAGCTGCAACACAGTTTGAATTATCAGGCTTTACAGTTCCTGCTAATGCTGCAAGTGATATATGTTATGCGGTAGTTACTATACCAGCTAATACATTTGCTGCTGGTGATATTCTAGAATTTAGATCACTAGAAAAAAGAGATAGCTTAAACAATACTGTTTATGAATCTTATTGGTTCAGTACTCAATCACAAACAGTAGGTAGTGCAGTTCAATCAGGTACTAATAGTCAACAAGCTGGAATACAAACTTCTAGTAATGGTACAGTTTATTATCAAAAGACATTATGGATTGGCGCATCAGGAACAACTGTTTATCCATACGGAAGAGCAAACGAAACTAGTACAGGAGTAGTTCAAAGTGGTGATCCAGTTGAAACACAAACAATTGATTGGACAACAACTCAATACTTTTACTATCAAGGATGGAGTGATGCAACAGTAGGTACTGTAGAGAATTATGGAACTATTTTAAGAAAGCTTAACTAAATCTGAAACAAAATTATATAGCGATATATAATAAGTGAAGTTTGCATAACTTTACTTTTAATTAATCATAGTAGCCATTATGATTGTTTATTTTTATTATTATAGAAGGGTCCTCATCGAGGGCCCTTCGGCCTTTTATAGGAATCCGCCTTTTTTTATGAAACAAAAGGATATATAACTATATAACTAATAATTAAATATACAATAACAATTATGCAAACAAATAACACATGGGCGTACGACGAAGAACAATGGCTACAATTCGATACAACTAAACCAAGTACAGGTCCACACATACAAAAAGGCCAAGAACGTTACTGGTGGATCTCAGACCACGGTAGAGTTAAGATGACTAATAACTATAATGACCATGTAAAATGGCCTAAAGTTAGTCTAACAGGCGGCCACGAGGGCAGTAGATATGCTGCGCTATCACCAAACTACTTACTAAACAAATACGTACATAAGCTTGTAGCTATTATGTTTTGTTCTAATCCTTTTGGTATTACTACTGGTAGATCAGTTACAGTAGATCATATAGACGGAAACAAAACTAATAATCATTATACAAACTTAGAGTGGGTTACTGCTAAAGAAAATCGTTGGAGATACCAACAGAGAAAGAATAACAATGAATGGTTTCCAAGTGAGCAGAGTATAATACCACCTGATACTACTAGACAAGAACTTGATGCAACAATTAAAGATCTTTATAGAGCTGGATTAGGTATAACTGGAATACAACATAGACTTGGTATAACTCAATCAAGAGTATGGAGACCTGTTAAAGAACTACGTAATACAGAAAACATAACTGGTAATAATAAAAAAAGAGGCGGTTCGCCATATAAACTATAATGAAAGTAAAATATTTAAAATTTGTACCATTACAAAACTTAGTAGAAGAAGGTCTCACAATGAATGAGGTTGTTTTCGTGTCCATACTCGTATCTTTTACCAAAGATGATAAAACACTAAGGGCAGGTCAAGATAACTTAGCAGAGGCCATGGGAATAACCGGTAAGACTATTAGTCGTATTGCTTCTAGTTTAAAACGTAAAGGATTGATATCTGTAATATCAGGTAAGGCTCAGCGCAATGCTAATACTTATTATCCTAGTATAAGGCTAATGAGTTTATATGGACAAAATGTCCCTATCGATAGGGACAAAAAGTCCAACCATACCCCTAAAGGGTATAGTAAAGAGGTAGCCTTTTTAAATAGTCTACCTCACAAAGAAAGAACCTCAGCTGAATTACAACTGCGTCATTACAATTATTCGCTAGAAGACTTAATAGCTCATTACAAAAAGTAGATAGATATAACATGGAGATACAAATTAAAGTACCTTACTGGGTAAAGACCGAAGATGAAGGCACATGTATATTATTTGCTTTCTTAAGAAGACTGCATATAGAATATGATATAAGAGATGTAGGAATGGATATGTATGGCTATGATATAAGACGTATCTTAGGTGTTGAAGAGAAAGATTTACATGATTTAATAAATGAAAGGATAGATATTAAGTATTGTAAAATAGCTAAGCTTAATCGTGAACACTTTGTATTTATGTTAAAGCACTATAGAGTTAAGTATAAATTAGTTACTCTTAAAGAACATGAGAGTATTGTTAAATGGGCTTACTTACTTGGCTGTAGTAATTTTAATCTAATAGAAGATAGAGAACATTTAGGTGGATTCTTAGATAGACCAACCTATACACCTATGCATAGATTAGATCGAGAGATGTTTTCACCTAGGGCTAAGCATTAATGGTAAAAGATCCAATAATGAATAAAAGAGAAAAAGCATGGATTGCAAGGAATGCCCGCGTATACTTAGAATGGGCTGGTGACTTTGCTGATCATTGGACTGATGATATATTTGAAATAGCACAAGATCAAGTTGCAAGTGATATAAAGATGGCAGAAGATGCAGAAAGATATGAGCTCTGTGCCAAATTAAAAAAGACTTTTGAGTACATTGAAGACCTTAAATAAATTTTTATCAGATAATTACGAAGATATAGTACTGATGTCTAAGAAGATATGTAGAAGCAGTATAGAATCAGAAGAAGTAGCACACTTTGCTATAGCAGAGTTTATGGAACATGAGCGTGCAACTGAATTAATAGAATCAGGTAGAGGTATGAACTTCTTATCCGGTATTATACATAGATCATTCCATAGTTCTACTAGTAGGTACCACACAATTTATAGACAAAAAAACAGAATGCACACATTAGAATTAAACGAACCAACCATACGTAGGTATGAAAGAACATTAATTGCAGACGAATATAACTATGAGCAAGATAATGCAACAGAAGCCATCCAAGGTATCTTAGATGATATGCAAGCAGACACGATTGAACTCTGGTTTCGTGCTACTCTATTTAGAATGCATATTAAAGAGCCAAATTACTCAGAGCTTTCGCGCCAAACAAAGATACCTAGAACATCAATAGCAAAGGCAATACAAGAGGCTAAGCACTATATAAAACAACAATTAAAAAATAACAATATTAATTATGAGTAGTATACTAACACAGATAATAGGGTTTGCATGTATGGCACATCTTATAGTAGATTTTATAGTAACACTAGATAAAGACTGGATACCAACTAAACCATTTAAGTGTGATAAGTGCTTTGCATTTTGGTTATCAATAGGTCCAATGGTAATACAATACGGTATTACAGGTGTATTATACTCAGCTTGTATTGCAATCTTAGCACAAATTATATTTAAATATACAGCATGAAACCAGAACACAGACAATACGTAAAAGATAATATGTTACTCTTTACACAATCAAGATCATATACACCAGAAGAACTTAAGATGATGTTCGAGATTCTGGCTGATGTAACTAACACACCACAGAAAGTAACTAGATGCGGCCGCTGTATAGAAACAACTAAAAAACAAATACTATTTCACTATGGACGAATATAAAGTCTACGAGACTAAAAAGACAAAGAAGTATACATTTAAAGTATACGGAGAACATGTTGCAATTATTAAAGCAACTACTAAAGCCCATGCTCAAGCAGCATTAGACGGGTTAAATAAAGCATTGAAAGAAGATGGGATTCAGTAAGAACGACCCTAACATAGACAAGAGAGGTAGAGTAGGACCTAACAAATCAACTAAGTTGATGAAGGAAGCATTTGCTATGTTAGTAGAAAACAATCTACCTAACCTTAACATTTGGATATCACAGATCGCAAGCGAAGATCCTGCTAAAGCAATGGATTTAATTATTAAGTTATCAGAAAGATTTGTACCTGCATTAGCAAGAACAGAAGTAACTGGAGCAGATGGTTCTGATATCTTTAAAGAACTTAAGTTTGGTTTTGGACCACCGATTGATAGCGCACTAAGAATACAAGAAGACCATGAAGGTGGTGACAGTGCTATTGATCACATGGCTCCGAAAGGATAATGGAAGTAACAGGATTCAGACCACATAGAGGACAAACTAGGGTCATTGACAAAATAGTTAATGGCCCTGAGAAGTATGTTACTGTGGTGAGTCCGCGCCAACAAGGCAAATCACTTCTACTAATAAACCTGATACTATATTATGGTATAAATGAAAAGGGATGTAAGATAGGAATTATAGCACCAATCTATCAACAAGCACGTAAACTAATGGAAGATCTATATGAAGCTATTAAAGATAGTGGACTAGTAGAGACTACAAACTTTAGTAATCATGAGATCAAACTAAAGACTGGTAGCAAGATATACTTTAGATCCAGTGAGAGAGAAGATGGACTTAGAGGTTATACATTTAACTACCTGTTTATGGATGAAGCATCGTATCAATCCGAAGATGCTTACCGTAGAGCTATCGAACCTACCGCTCTAGTACACGGAAAAAAGGTGGTCCTGTTTAGTACTCCACGTGGTAGGGATTGGTTCTATCAAATGTATAAGCTTGGGATCGACAGCGAGTACCCTAACTATACCAGCGTCCGCATGGAACAGGGAGATAACCCATACATTAATCAAGAAGAAATAGCAGCAGCAAAGAAGGTGTTACCCGAAGCTATCTTTAGAGCAGAGTATGGCGGAGAGTTCTTAGAAGGTGAGTCAATGGTCTTCACTAATTTCGGCGCCAATACATTCGATCAATACCCAATAAGAAGAGGCAAAGTCTATATAGGAGTAGATCTTGGAAGAGAATCAGATTATACAGTAGCAGTAGCAATGGACCAAGCAGGTAATGTAATAGAGATATACAGAGACAACCAAAAAGACTGGGCCTACATGCAATCTAATATAGTAACACTAGCCCGTAAGTATAACGCTACTATAATGATAGAAGTAAACTCAATGGGTACAGTAGTCTTTGAGGCTATCAAGAAACAATACCAAGATACACATCCATTTACTACGTCAATGCAAAGTAAGAATGATATAGTAGAATCCCTAATACTTGCATTTAATGAAGAGCAGATCCAAATACCTAGCCAGGTGTTATTCCCAGAGCTCCACCAGGAGTTAGAAGTGTTTGAGATGTCTTACAATCCTAAGACCAGGAACGTTCGGTACGCAGCCCGCACACCATTCCATGATGATATGGTTATGGCACTTTGTATTGCAAACTGGAATCGACTACAAAATAAATCGTATGGACAGTACGCCGTAATAGGCGGCCGATAAATATAGTAATTCAATGAGACTAAGATTTATATTTAATACTATATGGCAGTAACAGTTAACATAAATAAGAAGAAGTGGGCAGTACCAACCCGTGTTACAATAGAAGAATGGCGGGACTTACAGCAGTGGCAGTTTGAGAACGAGGCACATTGGCCATGGATTGTTAGCTCTATTAGTACCTTTGATGCACAAGAGTTTAATGGAGCGGACCCAGACTCAATGCAGTTGTTCATTGGCTTTCTAATAGCAGCTTGTAACAAGAGAACACTAAAGGTACAACCTGACTTTAATGAGTTGAAGTTCGGTCAGTTTGTAGATCTAGACTGCTTCCTGGCCTTGGGAGTAGAGAAGAACATCAATCAGATCCTTAAGATACTTGGCGTAAACACTCCATGGGCCGATGAAGCCTTAGCTGTAATAGACCAATACTGTAAGTGGCGTGGTACTATCTATAAACAATACGCACAACTCTTTGGCCTTAATGATAATCCAGGCTCACTGCCACATGATGAGCAGGAATACTATGACCCTAAAGAGGTAGCAAGAGGATGGTACATGGTGATCATAGAACTGGCAGACAATGATATCTTAAAGATGGACCTAGTCACTGAGGAGCCACTACAAAAGGTATTAACATACTTACAGATACAGAAAGAACTTAAGATTAAAGAGGCTAACGAAGCCCGCAAAATAATAAAAAAGAAATGACTTACAAAGATATCATAAACAGATTTAGAACTATTACTGAAGACCACTTAATGTTAGAGGACTTCGGCTATGGAGATCTTACAGACTTAAAGTATGTCAGTCAACTAGGTAGTGAAGAGGAGAGAGTACAATACCCTTACTTATACTTACTACCAAGTAGTAGCACACGTAACGGACCTGTCATGCAGTACGCATTCAATATGATTATCATGGACATGGCAAGACCAGAGGATGGGCCTAACACTGATAAGTTTGATAACTACATTACAATACAATCACAGTGCCAACAGTACATTGACGACGTCCTAGCACAACTCTACTACTTCTATAAGGACCAGC